CGGTAGGATCACCCGGAGCGAAGTTATAGATCTCCTCTATCTCCAATATCTTTCCGTAGTTCTCCATTATCATTCTTCTATATAACTCAAGCTGGAAAGCATACTCATCATAAAAATTGCCTTTCCTGTTTGATTTGAAGTCCAATATAGCAAATATCCTCCTGCATCTCTTTATCTTCTTTTTCTCTGTCTTAGGTTGGCCTTTCTTGGCTCCAGTCTTGTAGAGCTCTCCTGTCTCGACCTCTATCTCCACCATCTCCGGCTCGCTATCCATCTCCACCACGGCATCCACAGAGGAAGCCACTTTCAATCTCCTTGACCTCAACATCTTCTCAATCAACACAGGTTTTACATGTCTTTCTTTACAGAATATAGCGAATGATATTAAATCTTCTATCAACTCATCCATATTATCCACTAATATCCGCTCCATCCTATACTTGTCTATTCTCAACTTAGCTTCCTTGACAGCTTTTCTTATCCATGTTGGAATCAGTTTTATCTTAACTCCAGTCAGATACAATCCAAATAAGTAATGCATGATCGTACCCAAGTCAGCCCGGTAGTTGGCGTACTCGTCTGGATCCTTACCCTTGAGTCTCATCTCATTTTTCCATTTTTCTAATGCCCCGGAAGTATCACAATACCCATTAGCGATATTGTTAGTAGCCCCATCATATATGATAGGGTATCCATCAGCTCCCATTTCATAATAAACACGCTTGCCAGCCACGGTCATTCTGTATAAGACTGGTGTCGGGATATCCTTGATCCATTCAGCGGCATAATACTGTTGCTCAGTTTCCAGATCATACTCAATTTCTATCTCCTCATCAGGTTCTTTTTTAGGCTCGTCAACAGGCTTTTCTTCCTCATAGATATCTTCCTTCGGAACCGTTGATAAAACGTCTAATATGCCAAAGAATGCGGTAAATTTAGGATCTGTATGATATGCCCTTAATATTGGGAGTGATGATCGCCAGTAATATGATGGCGCATACTCATCCATCCCTTTATCAGGATTCGCCTTTATTACCACTCCATCATCCGTGATGACCATATGATGCCTTTTAGATAAACGGATCCTCATGTCATCAAACGATTCCTGATCGCTTATGACTTCCATAATCGTTCCGTTATTATATATCATGTCACTTATAGCCTCGTATCCGAGAGCTAGAAGTAATCTTTGTTTTCTTCTATCCATAATAATAATCTGGTTTTTAATTTACCATCCTCCTCGACTTTAGGTGCGAGATCCCTCATCTTTTTGGCCACTAAAAGCCATGTGTCACCGAACTCCTCTAAAAGCCGGTCAAAATCCATCGTGTCTAGCAGATAGTCAAACCTCGTGTGTTCGTCTATCGTCAAATAAATAACATTATCATTATCCTCAGCGACAGACTTATATCTTCGTTTAGGATATAAGTGGCATATATTGCCTACTCCGGGGCATGGTATATACATCCCCGTAAGGGATCTTCTTACCATACTTAATCTTGCCACATGAGCGCCAAAAAAGATGCTGAGGCTTCGTCCCTTCGGCTTGGTCTTCACCCGTATCGCCGTCCTTTCCTTTGGCGGTAGTTCCCTAGCCCGGCACGCAGGGCACAATCCCTTGCTCCTTATGGCTACCATCCTGCCGCACCTCTCACATGGTAACATCCTACCCTTCATGCCTTTTTCTTTTTATAACTTTTATTAAACTCCATGAGGCTCATGGCTCTATATCTCTTAAGCCTATCTATTTTGCCCTTCGTCCAATCCTGATCCTTGAAATTGATGATCGTGTCGAATATCTGAGCTAGTTCCCGGATATTAAAACTCCTGTTTTGTATCTTCTTATAGAACCCCGATCTGCTATATCCTAATTTAGAAGCTAGATAAGTTTTGTTAGACAATGTGAGGATACGATAAATCGTACCCTCCATTTTACTTATCTCCATCAACTTCTCGGCTATGGACGACGTGGTTTCGTAGCTAGCTTTACTGCCTACTATCCTCATTTTTTCTCCGGATTCCTGATCTTACCATCAAACTCGTAAAAGTCCATCAGTTTCTTCTCTTCCTTGATACAAGTGACAACGAAATCTGATATGGTTCCTTTCATGCCTTCCTCGAAATTCTTTTTGGCATGATCAAGGTCATTGGCCCGAACGATGTAGTTAAACGCCTTGCGTTTCTCATTGCCCGATTTCTCGTCTATCGTAATATAATCAGCCGTGACCTTATAGAACCGGTCTCCATCCATGGCAAATAATTCCGCTATCCGGAATCGTTTGATATCAACGCTAAACTCACCGGAGATAAACGGTTTCATCTCCTCTATAATTCTAGCCTCACACTCTGTATAAGAAAGGGCATCCACTAAATACTCTTCCTTTACCTTCTTCTTCATGCCGTTCTCGGCATCGGTCTCATAAGAAACCGTACATTTAAACCAATTATGCATCTTAATCTATATTATTGTTAAACAATGGGTAATCCTTTATCCCTTCACGAATATATCTTTCCGTATCATCATCCACATCATAAGCTTTCTTAAAAAACGTCATAGCCGTATTCGTGTCATGATCCACCAACGGAAGATATTCCTTTACAAAAAGGAATCTAAGATGATTCATATGATCAATCTTATTTCTTACATCGATTACCTTCGACCAGATCTCGGCATGGATTTCACTCATTCTTTTTATATCCTTCTTGTATTTATCCACCTGATCTTTATACTCCTCCTCAATCTTATTATTCTTGTCCTTTATAGATTTGTAGGACTCCTCATCTTTCGTATCAAACATTGGAATATGTTTGATATTGATTATATCCAACTTATTATATATCTTCTCATTGGATATAGTGAAATCGTATGTAGTCTTGTATAAATCAAACTTACTTAAGAACTTAGCTATTTTAATAGCATCATCCTGATTAAAAACAGCTATGCTCAATCCTTCTAAAAGGTAGAAGAAATTAGATGGAGAAATAGGCTTGTAGTCGTATGTCTTCATAACTGGAGGTTCGTCCACAAACCTAACACCCTCCTTAGCGCATCTTGTTATGATCAATCTATCTATCTGCTCGTCAGTAAGATCATATATCTCCTGATCGGTCATCTCATTAATTGTCTTCATCGTCATCCTTCTCCATCATTATAGCCTTTACTGCCTTTTGTTTATAAACCTCACTCATAAGGCAGGT